CAATCTGCGTCCTGAAGAAGTCAACTGGAATGTAACCTAATGGCTAAACAACTTCAAAGTATTGCCATCCAAGCACCGGGCTTCTTTGGGTTAAACACTCAGGACAGCCCTACGTCACTCTCTGAGCAGTTTGCTCTGGTTGCTGATAATTGCGTTATTGACCAATTTGGACGTATTGGTGCACGTAAGGGATGGGACTATCTAACAACATCTGGTGGTGACGACATCGTTCACATCAGTGAGTATATTAAATCTGATGGAACAACAGAAGTGATTAGTGCTTCTGCTACTGCAATCTACGAAGGAACCACAACGCTTACTGACATCACTCCTGCTAGTTACACCGTTAGTGATGGCAACTTTGACAGTGCCAACCTTAACGGGGTGATTTATTTATTTAGAGAGGGGTCTGATCCAGTATACTATGATGGTACAACGTGCGACGAAATTAAAGATAATACTTCAGAGTATTCTGGTACAGTACCTAAAGGTGATATTGTTCAGTCTGGCTTTGGTAGACTCTGGGTTGCCAAAACGTCAACCAATAACACCACAGTATACTGGTCAGATCTACTCACAGGATTCAAATGGGACACAGGTAGCTCTGGAAGTATAGATGTTTCTAAAGTGTGGCCTAATGGTGCTGATGAGATCACTGCAATTAAAATACACAACAACTTCCTAATCATCTTTGGTAAAACTCAGATACTTGTGTACAGCGGTGCTGATGATCCTGCAACAATGCAACTATCAGACACTGTTGTTGGTGTTGGTTGTATTGCTCGTGACAGTGTTCAAGTGACAGGTAAGGATGTTATCTTCTTGTCTGATGATGGCTTGCAGAGCTTAGGACGTACTATCCAAGAGAAGTCTGCTCCAATGCGTGACATCTCTAAGAATGTGCGTACAGAGATGATGGCTTTGGTGTTAGGTGAAACAGGACGTATTTATTCTGTGTATTCTCCTGAAGAAGCATTTTACTTGTTGCAGTTGGAAGACAGCGGTGTTACATACGCTTTTGATATGCGTAGTCCATTAGAAGACGGATCAGCACGAGTAACGAAATGGACACTAATTACCCCTCAGGCTCTCTGTAGGCTCCGTGACGGGACTTTGTTGCTTGGTAAGAGTCAGGGTATTGCAGACTATGAAGGATTCACTGACAACGGCTCTACATACTTGATGTCGTACTTTACCAACTACATTGACTTTGGTGCTCCATCTAACCTCAAGCTCCTCAAGAATCTTAAGATAACAATCATCGGTGGTAGTGACACTCAGGCAACACTCAACTGGGGCTATGACTATGCATTTAGTTATCGGAAGAAAACATTTACTCTTGCGGAACAAATCATTGCTGAATACAACATTGCAGAATATAACATCGGTGAGTTTAACGCAGGGGTCTTGGTGAACCGTCCATCAGTACAGGCTTCCGGTGGTGGTCAAGTTGTACAGCTAGGTATTCAATCAGAAATTAACGGGTCTGCTGTATCTGTTCAGCGACTAACCGCACAGGCTATTATAGGAAGGACTATCTAATGGCAGATTATGTAAAAGGTACAAACTTTGCAATTAAGGACGGGTACACTTCTGGTAACCCTGATAAAATTATTAAAGGTGCAGAAATTGATGCTGAGTTTACTCAGATTGCAACAAAGATGGCAACTAAGGCAAACACCGCAGATCCTACATTCACAGGAACTGTAACCATACCAACGCTATCTGTCTCAGGTACTGCGACTATTGGTACTATTGACGGAGGTACATACTAATGGCTATTAACTTACCAAACTTGCTGTCAGGTTTAGGACAAGCAGGTGCGGCGTATGCTCCGTATGCATTGTCTCAGAATGAAGTTGACTTACTGACACAATATGCGGCAGATGTTCCTGCTTTAGCTAGTGGTATTGCAGAAACTGCGGCAGGTGCGGCAGAGTTTGTACCATTCAGTGTTAAAACTGCTACTGGTGCAGGTACAACAATTACAACAGACCCTACCACTGGTCGGCCAACACTAACATATGGCTTGGGTGAAACAGAAAAAGCTCTTCAGACATCTCTGTTATCTGGTGCATCTACACTAGCAGGACAGACACTACCTACAGCAACATCGTTGTATAGTGATATTCGTGCTTTGCAGACACCTGAAGAAGAGCGTCAGCGTCTTGCATTAGAGAATCGTTTAGCATCTCAAGGACGCTTAGGTGTTCAAACAGCGGCTTATGGTGGCACTCCAGAGCAACTAGCGTATCAGAAAGCTATACAAGAAGCACAGAATCAAGCGGCTTTCCAAGCATCTCAGCTTGCTCCACAATTACAACAAGCACAGCTTCAAAACTTAACAGGTATGTTAGGTGCGGCTTACTTACCACAACAACAAGCAATGGCAGGATTGATGCCGGGTATTGACATCTCTCGTATTGCTCAGGCGGCACGTCAGGGTGAGGCAGAAGCATTGTATCGTGGTGGTATTGCAGGACTTGAAGCACAAGCGGCAGGAGCAACAGCGGCGGCTAACGTGGAAGCGGCACGTACACAGGCACTAGCAAATGCCTTGTCAGGTATGTTTGCTAAGCCAGACGGTGCAGGGGCTACATCAGCGGGACAGGACTTCTTTAAGGCGTTGTTTGGTTCGTCTGGGCCATCTACAATTTCAACTGTAACTCCTACAGCGCAGACTGGAATGCTTCCTGAATACAATGACATGACTACATTTTAAGGAATCATCATGGCAGAACAATCAATGTTAATGGGGCTACTCAAGACTCCTTCACAGATTCGTAAAGAACAGCAAGACCGCCTCATGGAAGAGTCCTTAGCACGTAGTCAGCAAATGATAGTTGGTGGAGGCACTACAGCACTACCTGGTATCATTTCTCGTTATGGTGCACAGGCAGCACAGCGTGGAGCTATGGCAGGTGCAGGGTTGCTTAGGGGTGTCGCAGGTGGCTTAGGGACTGCTGTAGGCGGTGACATGGGACAGCGTATTGCTGACTTAGGTGTGACTGCTGAAGAGCGTCAGGCAAGAGAGCAACAAAATATAATGTCTGGTGTTCAGATGGGCAATGCAACTTCTTTAAAAAACGCAGCAGAAAAACTTAGGCAAGCAGGTAATATAAAAGCTGCTTTAGCATTAGAAGAAAGAGCTTCTGCATTAGTATCTGCACAGGCGGAATTAACTCAGAAGACCCGTGAACTAGATATTAAAGAGCAAGAGAATGTTATTAAAGGATTAAAGTCTTATGCAGCTATGACACTAAAAGTAGGTGATGATGTAGTTGAGAACTCTGATCCTGCTGCAGTTGCTCAGGCTTTGAATCTAGTTGAAACTGATCCAAAAAAACTAAACGAAGCACGTTCTTTGTTAAAAGCAAAACCAGGAGCTAAGACAGAAATCACTATTGACCAAAAAGGTGAAAGTGAATTTTTGAAAACATTAGGAAAAGAACAAGCTACACAATACACAGAAGGTGTTGGTAATATTCAAGCAAATACGGCTTCTGTTCGTACTTTGAATGAAATGGAATCATTAATGAACTCCGGTGAAATATTTACAGGAGCAGGTGCAAACGTTCTTTTACAAGCATCTAAGGTGTTAAATCTTGCGGGTCTTGGAGATGAAGAAAAAGTAGCACGTACAGAGACATTTATGAAAACAGCCGCTCAAGAAGTGCTAAACATCATGGGTAGTGGTAAACTTGGTGCAGGTACTGGTTTGTCTGATGGTGACCGTAAGTTTGCAGCAGAAGTTGTTGCAGGTGATATCACGCTGTCAGAAAAAGCAATTCGTGATTTGATTGATGTTAACAGACGTGCAAATGTCTATGCAATTAAGAAGCACAATCAACGGGTTGACCAGTTAAACTTACGCTATAAAAATGCAAATCTACCTCGTGAATTCTACATCGGACAAGAAGCTGTGGTAGATGATGTTACATATACATACGATGGTGAAGGTTGGGTAGCTCAATGAGATTAGATACACTTCCAGAAGGTGCAGAATTACGTTACAACATTCCTGGTAGTAGTGCATCTACTGAAACAGGTGTAACTACACAGCCTAAAGGTAAATTAATTGATTTACCGGAAGGAGCCACTCTTAAATATAACATTCCACAATCTGAAACAGATAAAGTACAGCCTAATGTAGGTGATGCGTTAGCAGAAAGCACTAATGAAACAATTAAAAAAGATGTTAGTTTGCTTGGTGATTTTGTCACAAACGTGAAAACAGATTTAGAAAACCGTGCTTCTGAATATGATCAAACATTAAAAGATTTTAAAGCAAATAAAATTACTTATCCTGAGTTTCTTTTACAGGCTTATGGTAAAGGTGTATTCGGTAGTTTTCTTGATATTTCAGGAGAAGCAATTACTACAGGACTTAAAGGGATTAGTTTTTTGATTCCTGATAACGTAGAAAAGCCTGTTGCTGATGCTGTTGTACAAGGATTGGATTATATTGAAAATACTGCACTAGGCAGGAAAGGTATTGAAGCACTCGCAGAAGGTGCTGATGCTTGGAATAATTTTAAAGAAGCTAATCCACGTGCGGCTAAAAACATTGAATCTGTTGTTAACGTAGGTGTTGTTATTGCACCAGTTAAAACAAAAGTGAATACTTCTCCTAAACCAGACGCAACAAAATTGTCTAAAGCAGCAGATAAATTACGTATGGCTGCGAATGCTAAAGAGCATGGTGAGCTTAAAGCGTTTGCATTAGATTTAACAACGCCTAAACTTACAGAACAAGTAAGAGCTGAACGTTCTAAACGTACAGTGCAGGAAGGTGCGCTGAACACAAATATATATCAACCAACAGCAAGAGAATTAGATATTGCTGATGCGTTTGCATCATTGCCTATTAAACAAAGTAATTCTTATCAAAAGAACTTGCAAATTGTGCAATCTGAAACACGTAAGATGAGCGATGCATTACAAGGTAGATTAAGTAAATACACTAATCAAATTGATGACTATGCTGTTCAAAGCCGTATTGATACCTCCATTGATAACCTGCTTTCAGAACGTCTGACAATGGTTGGTGATGAGCAAACAGCTAAAATTCTAAACTTAATGGCAGATAAAATAGATGCCTTGTGGAAAAAATCAGATAAAACTCCTGCTGCGCTTTATCAAGTTAGACGTGATTTTGATGATTGGGTATTAAATAATAAAGGCGATGTCTTTGGATCAGAAAAGATTGATAACATTAAGACAGGTGCTACAACTTTACGTAACGCCTTAAATGATGTGTTAGAAGAGTCTGTTCCTGATGTAGGTGTGAAGACAAGTCTTAGAAAACAGCATCTGTTGTTAAGTGGTTCTGATGAGCTTGCTGTGAAGGCCGGGAATGAAGCAGTAAACTCTGTAACTCGTTTATGGGAAAACGTCACTGGGCTTTTACCGTTTAAAGCAGAAACAAACAGACTTGTTGGTGCAGGTTTAGGTATATCTGTTGGTACTGCTGCAGCTACAGTGGCTCCCGTATTAGTACCAACACTTGCAGGTGGGATACTTGCCTATGGAGCATACAAAGGAGCGTTAAAAATTCCTGCACGTAAATCATTAGCTTTATTATTATCACAAACAGACAAGGCTTTGAAGGTTGCTAAGAATCCAGAAATGGTCAAACAATTACGCCAGGATAGGGCTGCAATTGTAGAGCTATTAAAACTTCCTGTAGATTCCGAAACAACAGAAACAACACCTAAAACAGAAGTTGCTCCTGATGCGGGTATTAAAGCAGATATAGAAATTAAGTATCCATCAGCGCAGACACCTGCATCACAAAATCAACGTGTATTAGGTACGGCTGTACAAACACCTTCAGGGGAAACACAAATGAACATTGGAGGCGGTAATATGCTTCCTATGACTTCTGATCAAATGAGTAGAGCAGGACTTGCTGTTATTAATAATCAGGTTGTAGTACAAGACCCAGTTAAGTTTCAAAACTTTAACGTAGGCTTATAAAAAAGCCCCTCACTTGGAGGGGCATAATCACCGGAGAGTGAAACTATTCAAATACTTGGTGGACATCACCCCACATAACTTTAAAAAACGGGATGTTCACTACCCACCCATCAAAGAAAAACACTTCTGCTTCATCAATATCAGATTCTGATGTCCATCCCAGGATAGGCTGTGCCTCCACTGTTTCAACGGACAGCCCAAACACATTGTGAAATCTAAAACTAAATGCTGTCCCTATCTTCATACTGCCCATCCCCAGTCTTCACCTTCTAAACCATGTGCATTGTAATCCGTCAC